CCACTGGTTTTAGCACCATCCCAACTTAGCTCTGTGATTTCAAGTATCGTACTACCCGCCATTCGGATATACCAGATGGACCTACTCCCTGCAAGGTCTTGGTGTATCCTAAGAAATCCTGCATATAGTTGGTAGCTTCAATGGCCAACTTCACGATGTTATCCATGAAGCCTGGGATATCAAGTCCTAGACGGAACTTGTCCCGTTTCATGCAAAATTGTACGAATTGCTCAAACAGTGGATGATGGTTGGTATTCTCAATGATGGAGAGTTGACGAAGAGCAACCATCTCTGGTGACCAAACTTCAGGATCCATATATCGTTCGAGGTACCTGAGCCTGCCAAGAGCACGGCAAGTGGAATACACCCCGACACAGCATCCATCTTCTCGGTAGTCCTTATGGTGCCATCTTCTCAGATAGATGCAATCTTGGGTTGAAGCATATTGTTTACTAACGTTACATTCCTGACCATGAGACTGATATGCTGCAACTACATCATCTACGGTTATTCCGGGATACGTTAGAATCCCGTCATCGCCCAAACACATAGAGTGCGGGTTTAATCTCGAATGGTGCTGGATGGCCGCCTCGTATTGTAGGGAGCGATGAGCTAACGTCTCATCTGCATTGGTTCCTCCGGAACCAGAAGCCATTCCATGCATGCCTTCAAAATAGGTGACATCTTCACCACTTGTCTCCCACGCAAGAGGTATTGTGTATTTTGCGGGAAACACTTGTTCTAACCAACTGGCACTTTGCGAACCGGATGTCAGTATAGATGTCAGTATGGACTTAGCTGCATCTTGTAAATCACGGTTGAAATGTTGGTCGAACTTCGAGAAGTCGGTGCAAACAATGAGATCGTCACTTCCCTTGGTGTCGAAAAGATCAGTGACGTTCCTATCAACATCATCCATGCTAACCCACGCAGGGACGATATGAAACTGCTGTGCAGCTTCAATCAATGGTTGATACACCTGTAATTCACAAAGGTTGAGTGAGAATGGAAACATCCAAACCACTCTCTGCTTCACATCCTTTGCACTAGGACCACCTTCCTGGCCTCTCCATCCAAGCACAGCTGTAGCACCCCACCTGTGACCCTGAATGTCCATATAGACATCAGGATGCCTACCAGCGTAGGTTGTAATCTGTGACGGAATGACCTCCTGTAGCACATTCCTTTTCTTGGTCTGCCAGGGATTACCGCTACTAGTTGACTTCTTCATGTTGTCCAGCGTAGCCAACTGGGAACGAAGCCGCAAGCCGCTCAACTCACGGAACTCATCACAGACTGACGATATGGCATCATCTGAAATGGGCACTGAGGAAAGGAGAATATCCTCATAGTAATGAGCGATGTCACCTAAGCGCTGTCGTGTCGGCAACTCAACTGACATCGGTCCGACCTTGTTAGCGAGGTCATTTTCAAAGTCCCAAAGGGAGGGCCACTCGTCACGAATCGACACGAGTTCAGCCTTCCAATCATTCAGGACTTTGTCCATTGATTGCCCCTTGGCGAATGGGGCTTTCCAGATTTTGGGTTGACCTTTCGCGACCATACCTAAGTATGTCCGAAGGTTTGCGAATCCGTCTTTTGTCCACTTTGATGCATAATGCTGATCATAAAAGTGTTCATTGACGAACCTTGTTACATTGTTAGGCACAATGTGAGCCTCCTTTCATAATGAATTTGTA